GATGGAAACTATTCAACGTACCACGATGGTTCAATGACAGCATATCAGATGCAATTAAGTTTCAAAGAAATAGAACCCGTATTTGATTCTGATTATGAAGAACTTAAGAATGTCAATATGATAGGATATTAAAATGTCAAAACCTTATTTCAATCAAGTACCAGATTTTAATTATGTTAGTCGTCTTCCAAATGCACAGATTGGCGACTACATTAGAGTGAAAAACTTTTTTAAAAGAGTAAAACTCAGAGAAGATATTTTTCAAGAGCTTGCTTTCTTCACAAAATATAAAATCACAGGTGATAATAGGCCTGATAATGTTGCGAATGATGTTTATGGTAATTCATCTCTTGACTGGTTGATATTACTAGCAAATAATATTTTAAACATTCAAACAGAATGGCCTATGACACATAATGCATTTGATGAATACCTACTTAACAAATATGATACTTATGACAATCTCTACAATGGAGTGCACCATTATGAATCTATTGAACTTAAAAATAGTAGAGGAGTAACACTACTTCCTACAGGTACTACTATTACAAAAGGATATACTTATACGTACTGGGATGACTGGGCACAAGAACTTATAATAACCGGAGATCTATCTACTCCAATAACAAACTACGAATACGAAACAAAAATTGATAATGATAAAAGAAATATATACATTCTTAGACAAGAATATCTAGGAATTGCTTTTAATGATATGGAAAAAATTATGTCATACAAAAAAGGTTCCAGTGATTATATCTCTGGAACCCTTAAAAATGCTAATAATATTAAGTTAACTAGTTAAGTATCATTCATCAGCAAGTTTCTGAAAATAACTTAGAGCATCATCTTCATCTTCTGAAGATGTTGTAGAACTTGGAGTAATTGCATCAGCAATAGAAGATTCTACAGTAGAATTAAACTTGGGGGCAAATGATCCACGACCACTATCCTCACCAGAAACTTCCTCATCCAAACGTGGACGGGGAGCATTCTTCTGTCCTAGAACATACTTCAAACGCTTTTCAAGATCCTCATAAGACTTAAACTTATCAGCAGATGCTTCAGCAGCAAGAGAATATTCTTTCTTCCATAGTGCTTCTAGTGCATCGTCATCATCAAGAAGTGGTGATGGTGCAGCAAACTCTGACTTATCATAGTTCCAGTATCCATCCTTCTTAACAATCTTCAACTTGAAGTTTGCACCTTGCCAGAAGTCAAATGGATTGATTGGTTCTTCATCCTCAAATTCAGGTTGCATTACATCCATAACCTTATCAAAGATTTTCTTACCAAACTTATAAAGGAAAACTTTTCCTTCATTGTCAGGATTAGTAGGATCTTTTACAACATAGATGTTCGCATAGAAAGACAACTTGCGCTTCTGCTTACGAACAACATCCTTATCAGACTCATTACCACTGTTCCAAAGTTCACGATTGTGCTCNGTAACAGGATCCTTACCACCAAGAGTAGTAAGTGAATTCTCAATATACCATCCACCAGGGCCTTGAAAGGCGTGTGAGTAAAGTTTTACCCACGGTAGATCTTCTCCATCAGGAGCAGGTAGNAAACGAAGTACGGCATAACCATTACCGCTTTTGTCTACTTCAGGTTTCCATAGACGGTCATCAGTGTTACCACCACTGTTATTAACTTTCTCTACTTCCTTGACCAACTTAGCAGTCAATGAACCAAGAGATGATTGCTTTTTTAGATTAGCAAACGACATTAGATTACCTCAGATTTGTTAGATTTGGCTTGTGTGTACTCTGTTATTTTACAACTGAAATTGATCTTTGTCAATCATTTTTCGCATATTCTCTAATAAATGTGACATATTATTAAACACCACATTCATATCAACTTTAGCAGGAAGACCTAAGGCNAAAGCAGAATTAGCAATACTTTCTTTCATTTCCTTTGCTTGAGGATCATCGGAAAGACTCAAACGAGTATACATAATTTTCTGCTTATCCAATAACCTTTCTAAATCAGCAACGTGCTCAATCTTTTCCTCCTTTGATAAGGATGGAAATTTAAATATAGTTGAATAAACTTCTTCTTGAAGTTCTTGAATTTCAACTAACTCCGCACGAACTACTTCCGATTCAAAAAAACTCATTTACCCTCTANCACAATTTCTTTCAGAATTTTTTTATAACTTTGTACATCAATATTTAGGAATGGAGAGTACTTGCGCACTTTTCTNCTAACAATTTCCCATACTGGGTCCTTTAGTTTCTGATCAAAATCCTTCCTATACTCCAATATTTTATCACATATTACCAGTGTTTCAAGTGAGGTTTCCCCACCAAGATAACTCTTTAAGATAGGTGGATGTCCTTTAGAACAATCAAATACCANATCTACTTTCTGATTATCAAAAAGACTCTGTGNTTCTTCCTTAAAGATATAAGATAATGATTGNATTCTCCTTTTCCANTGAGTATATCTTTCCTCTCCTTCTTTAATAATCTCACCAATCCACATTGTCTCTGGGTCAGTANTNCTTACAAANTTAGATACAAAAAACTCTTCTACTTCTTTATCATTCTTCTGTCTAGCAAACTTTTCAAACCAAAATCTATCCTTCCTTTTATAGAAGGCTTTAACTGTTGCTCTGGTCTTACCACGATACTTTATATAATCGTAGTGGTCACGGGTGAAATGATTCTTCAGAGAGAGATAACAACGATATGCATCAAAGGCCAACATTCACTCCTCTTCTTGCTCACAAGTCTCCAATTGTCCAATAGCATCCACAGGAACTTCTGCATTTCCTAAACGATACCAAGGCACCATATCACCTGTCTTATAACTTACACGATCACCAAGATACTCAATATCTAAACCATCATCCTCTCTNATTATTGCTTGGAGACGATAGTGCATTAATTCAGATTTAGAAGGCATTATTTTTGCTCAATTATAGTTGATTGTCCCTTTATTATATTAAAGGCCAGCGTTATTCTTTCTTTATCTACAGTTTGTTCTTCTACATGATGTATACATTGACTGGGCCACATAAGCATTGTCCCATTTTTACCTTCATATGATAAATCAAACTCATCAAATGTAGTAGGATGATTATGATTCTTATAGTACATCACACCTGATACAAAACCTGCATGATTGTGTGATGGGTTATCATCTCCCTTATATGCAAAATTGGTCCAAAGATCATATGAGTCAAAATGCCCGTTCCATTTCCTCAAAGAAAATTCACGATGCATTGCCCCCATTCCCCAATAACTTGCAGTTAACCTTAATACCCATGCTAACCAATATGACTCTTCAATCATAGAAGGTAGAATAGAACATTGATACGAATTATGCCTTTTTCCATCCATAGCCAGATATCCCACATTCTCATGGGATTTCAATTCTGCTAATGGGTGCCTCATAGTCTTTTTACTATAATCTACCCATTGCCTCAATTCTCCCATTATAGGCTTAGGAATATCAAATTGCAATACAGGACATCCTTCCCGTAATCTTGTCATAGACATTATATCTTTCATTTTAAAAAAAGTAATAGAACGATTTTTTTACTGGACTTTTTTTGCGCCCTTTTTTGGAATAAAAAGTCGAATTTCCCCTCAGATAGGAAGTTTTGCACGGGAACTACGCTTTAAAAAGTTAAGCTCTTGTGCTTCATACTTAATCTTCTCTTTCAATGGTTTAGATATAAGTTTAGGTACTGATTCAACATCAATACTATTCTTCTCACAAAAGTGAATGATAGCATCAATATAATTCATCTCAATATTAACTTGAACAAGAGATTCTATTTCTTGTGCAAAACGAGCAGGACAAAAGAACTTGCTCTCCATTACCTTTTCTAGTTCATTTTCAGGCATTCTCTGTCCCAGTACGGTTAGATACAAATTCTTTAATATATCTTACTAATAACTTAATATAGTCCCCTTTGTTCCTTTTGTCAAATACTTCTACTTCACCACCAGGAGTTACCATAATAGTAATAAGTTTTTTAACAGGGATTTCAGTTAATTCATAGTAAGCAGCAGCATAAAAAGTTTCCTGAACGAAATAGTTTTCCATCCACTTCTCAGGTTTAATCTTTTCAGATGTTTTAAAATCTATTACTGCTAATTCACCCTCATATTCACCTATACAATCAACTCTACCCGCAAGACCAAGGTATTCTGAGTATAAAGTTCTTTCTATAGCGTGTATGTT